TATTATAAGAGATGTCGAAATTTACAAATTCAAGTTATAGTTCAATGAATGTCTCCAAAGTTGTTGGGATACAATTTAGTATGTTGTCCCCGGATGAAATTAGAAAGGGTTCAGTTGCTGAGATAACCAGCAGAGACACATACATTAATAATAAGCCAGTCATTGGTGGTTTATTTGATCCAAGAATGGGTGTTTTAGAACCTGGATTAATTTGCCCGACGGATGGTCTTGACTATATGCAAACACCGGGTTATTCTGGGCATATTGAATTGGCAAGACCTGTATTTTACGTTCAACATTTAAATACTAACCAAAAAATTTTGAGATGCATTTGCTTGAAATGCAGTAAATTATTGATTAGTAAGGAAAAATATAAACAAGCATTGAAAGTTCAAGGTGATGCAAGATGGAAATATGTATTTGGATTAGCAAGTAAAATTAAGCGTTGTGGTGAGGACACAGACGATGGTTGTGGATGTCTTCAGCCAAATAAAATTTGGAAAGAAGGCTTAGCAACACTTTATGCTGAATGGAAAGGTGAAGAAGCTGAATCAGAACCAATTGTTGTTAAGTTGACCGCTGAAATGATGCTAAAAATTTTCAAGAGAATTTCCGATGAAGATGTTTCGTTTATGGGTTTTAGTCCAATATATTCTAGACCAGAATGGATGATTTGTCAAGTGATGCAAGTATCACCACCCGCTGTAAGACCATCCGTAAAGCATGACTCGAAACAAAGATCAGAAGACGATCTAAGTCATATTTTGGTTAATATTATTAAAACGAATAAAACACTTCAAGAGAAAATTCAAGCTAATGCACCGGCAAACGTTATTGATGATTGGACAACCGTTTTGCAGTACTACGTAGCTACTCAAGTGGATAATAAAATTCCTGGTGTAGCTTCTGTTGCTCAGCGCTCAGGCAGACCTTTAAAATCAATTAAAGATCGTTTGAATGGTAAGGGTGGAAGAATGAGAGGAAATCTAATGGCGAAACGTGTAGATTTTAGTGCGCGTTCTGTTATTACGGCTGATCCGAATATTTCCATTCGTGAACTTGGTATTCCTATGAAAGTTGCTAAAAATATTACAAAACCAGTTTATGTTAATAAAATTAATAAAGATTTCTTGACAAAATTGGTAAGGAATGGTCCGGATGAATGGCCTGGAGCTAAAATGCTTCAAAAGAAAAATGGTGAATCAATCACCTTAAAATATTATTTAGACAGGAATTCTATTGTCTTGGAAGTAGGAGACATCGTTCATCGTCATATGATGGATGGTGATGCCGTTCTATTTAACAGACAACCTACTCTTCACAGAATGAGTATGATGTGTCATATCGCTCGTATTATGAAACGAGGTGACACTTTTAGAATGAATGTGGCCGATGAACGCATTTAAGTATAGAATGGCGTCGGCAACAGGGGGCGTGAAAAGCGTGTTACCCCCTAGTATCCACCTTTGGGAAAGGTGGAGCCAAAAAAGCTCCACTAAATAGCCAAGTAAAAATAATATTTGGTTCCACCTTTCCCAAAGGTGGATGCAACGTCGCCAAATTGCCCGGAAGTTCCTTAGAGCCTTCACTACCACTCACTTATGGAAACATTTGTGAGGAACTCGGTTAATAGCCGAACCCAATGGTAAAAAAGTGAAGGATTGGATAATCGGCAGCCAAGCCCCTAACCTCGTTATGGTAAGAGTATGGGGAAGGTTCAGAGAGTAGACGACGACGGGTCCTAAATGAAGGTCTAACCAACCAGATAGGGCACAAGGTGTATTCCATCCTTACCAGAAATGGTAAGGTAATTTTAGACCAAACCATACAATGCTGACTTTGACGGAGATAAATTCATCTTGTCTCCAACAGGGAGCGTTAAAAGCGTGTAACTCCCTAGTTATTTAAACTCTTAAATAATAGCAGTAATAATATAAAAACAATTTATGGCCTTATAATAAATGAATTTTAATTTAGAATTAAAAGATAAAACAATATTTGATGAATCTTTGCGGTGGATTGAAATATATAAAATTACAAATAATATTAATCAAAAAATCTATGTTGGACAAGCTATTTCCCATATACGCAAAGGAAATAAGCTGAACCCACACGGAACAATCGGTAGATTTAACAAACATTTACAAGAAGCATTAGGTAACAATAAAAGTAAATATAGCTGTAAATGTTTAGATGAATCGATTCGGAAATATGGCTCAAGTAATTTTACAACAGTTGTTTTAGAAATTTGTAACCAAATAGATGCAAACAATTTAGAATCAGAGTGGATTACTAAATTAGATTCTTTAGCACCTAATGGTTATAATTTGACTACAACTTGTAAGTCATATAGTCCTTCAATAGATTTTAGAAAAAATATATCATCTGGAATAATTACATCATTAGCAGATAAAAGAATTAAAAGGATATTACAATATAATTTATATATAGCAGATAATTACGAAAATTATGTAACTCCTAAATACAGGAATAAAATTCAAGTAGGTTGGAGAATACGATTAAAAGATATAGTATTATCTGAAGTAAAAATTCCCGCAAATAAAGAAATAGAATTTACATCAGAATTGAAATCATTAAATGAAAATAAAATAAGAGCAATAGAATTTTTAAAATTAATTAAAGAGAGTTTAAATAGCAACACGACCAAATTGACCGGAAGTTCCTTAGAGCCTTCACTACCACTCGCTTATGGAAACATTTGTGAGGACCACGATTAATAATCGTACCCAATGGTAAAAAAGTGAAGGATTGGATAATCGGCAGCCAAGCCCCTAACCTCGTTATGGTAAGAGTATGGGGGAGGTTCAACGACTAGACGGTTGTGGGTCTCATATGATAGCCTAACTAGCTTGATGAGGCATAAGGTATAGTCTGGCCCTCTGGGAAACCTTAGGGATATTCATGGAGATGAATTTGCACATGCCGCAGGACCCAGAGTCCGAAGCAGAACTTAAAAATTTGGCCGCAGTGCCTTACCAGATAATCAGTCCAGCAAATAACGGATCAATTATAGGTATTTATCAAGATTCCATGCTTGGTTCATACTTATTTTCAAGAGAAAATGTAAGATTTAATGCAAGACAAGCAATGAATTTGCTGATGATGTTTAATGGAGTGAACGAGAAAGAACTTTTGAAAGATATTCAGAAGGAAGGAGGAATTACAAATTATGATATTTTAAGTCAAATCATGCCGCCATTATCAATGAAAGGCAAGGTCGAAATAAAGAATGGTAAATATATTAAAGGCCAAATGGATAAAGGTGTATTAGGTGGAAGAACCAGAGGTCTTTTACAACGCGTTTGCAATGATTTTGGAAACATGGCATCCGCTAAATTTATTGATGATTTACAAAATATTGTTACTGAATACATGAAGAATGCAGGATTTAGTGTCGGTATCAGTGACTTAATTTCCAACCAAGAAACAAATGATAAAATTATTAAAGTAATTACCGATAAGAAAACAGAAGTAAAAAATTTGATTGACCAAGTTCAATTAGGAGTTTTTGAAAATAATACTGGTAAAACAAATGAAGAAGAATTTGAAACTCAAGTTAACAGTATTCTTAACCAAGCCACTTCAGAAGCTGGTAAAATTGGTTTGAAAAATTTATCCGAAGGTAACCGTTTCGTTGAAATGGTAAAAGCGGGTTCTAAAGGTTCAGACTTAAATATATCATTTATGATTTCCTGTCTTGGACAACAAAACGTAGATGGTAAACGTATTCCTTATGGTTTTGAACATAGAACATTACCACATTTCACTAAATATGACGACTCACCAAATGCTCGTGGTTTTGTTGAAAGTTCATACATTAATGGATTAACACCACAAGAACTCTTTATGCACGCTATGGGTGGTCGTGTTGGTCTTATTGATACAGCAGTTAAAACTTCCACCACTGGTTATATTCAAAGAAGACTTATTAAAGCTCTTGAAGACTTAATGGTTAACTATGATATGACAATCCGAACAAATAAAAATAAGATTGTCCAATTTAGATATGGTGATGACGGTTTTGATACTACAAAAGTTGAAGACCAAGAAATGCCAATCGTCGAAATGAGTAGTCAAGATATTTATAATCATTATTTGGTTCCTGAAGAAACCGGAAAGGTAAAAACACTAGGTAACATCTTCCTGAAAAACACAATGACACGAGTTAAAAAACAAGAAAAGGAATTTGCAGTTACTATGAATGAACTGGTTGAAACGATGATTGAGCGAAGAGAAAATATTATCAAAAATGTATTCAATAATAAAGGGGATAAAATTGTTAACTGTCCAGTTGCTTTTACGCATGTTATTAATACTATTCAAGGACAATGTGGAATTAACTCATCATCATTAGTAGATATTACACCATTAGAAGGATATCAAATGATTAAGAGTTGTTTTGAAAAACTCAATAAAATTTATTATTCCCCACCGACAAAATTATTCGAAACATTATTCTTCTATTATTTATCACCAAAGGAGTTGCTTGTTGTAAAACGATTTAATAAAAATGCATTGACATTATTACTTGACACCATTTTAATTGATTATAAACGCGCAATTGTTACACCTGGAGAAATGGTCGGCATGATTGCGGGTCAAAGTATTGGCGAAGTTTCAACGCAAATGTCAGTTCCTTATGATACACAGCATAAGATATTGATTAAAAATAAGAAAACAAATAAATGCGAGCTTAAATCTATTATTGTTGGTGAATTTATTGATAACCTTATTAAAGAGAACAATGAATACACATTTAACACAGAACATGAGAATAGTGTTGAAACAATATTAGAAAATATTGATGATGAATATTATATTCAAAGTGTGAATGAAGATGAGACGACACAATGGAGTAAAATATCGCACGTGAGTAGACATCCTGTAAATGGACAACTAATGAAAGTATATACTAAAAGTGGTCGTATTGTAGAAACTACACCAAGTCATAGTCATCTTATTAGAGATAATCACAAGGTGGTTCCAATTAAAGGTTTTGACATGAAAGAAGGAATGCGTATTCCAGTTTGTAAAACCGCGACAAATTTATTCACAAATGACTATATTAATATTGGAAATATGAAAGTAAGTCTTGATAAAAAATTCGGATGGTTTATTGGAGCTTATTTATCAGAAGGTAATTTGAATTATAATGAAATAGCCATTACTAATGTTTCAGATATTTATATTCAAAATACAAAAAACATCGCAAATATGTTTAATAAAGAATGTCGTGTTGTATCAAAAGAAGGAGAATATGGGTTATCCGTTACAACTAAATTTAATTGTCATGATCTAGCTAAATTGCTTTTAAATACATGTGGTAATGGTAGTTATAACAAACGTGTTCCAGATTTTGCTTTTACTGCACCAGAAGAATTTAAGTCTGGATTATTACAAGGATATTTCGACGGAGATGGAAACTTTCAATGTGATGATAAACATCATCAAATACGTTCATGTAGTAGAAGTGAACAACTAATTAAAGATTTATCATTAATATTAAATTATTTCAATATATTCTCAACAATGAATACGGAAATAAAAGGAAATAAAAAAATGTATCACTTAAATATTAGCCCTAAATATGCTGAATTATATAAAAATAAAATAGGCTCTAAACTTCACACAGATAAACTAGAAAATCTGGTTAAATATATTAATAGAAATGATGTCAAATTTCTATCAGAACAAATTGATAAGATTAATGGATTAGGCGAAGTAATTGCTTATTGTGGTAAAACACTGAAATTGCCAGGTCAAAGCAGAACTTATGGTTTTTGGAAAAACAAAGAAAGTGTCGGTCGTAGAACGTTAGAAAAATATTATGAAACATTTGTAACTCATCCAGATTCAAAATCTATAGAACCCCAACTAGCAATTTTAAAACAAGCTATTAACTCAAATGTTGTATGGGACGAGGTAACTAGAATTGAATATTATACACCAGAACAAAGCAATTTTGTCTACGATTTTACGGTTCCTGGTCCACAAACCTTTATGACTGACTATGGTGTTATTGTACACAATACTTTGAACACTTTCCATTTTGCTGGTGTAGCATCTAAATCGAATGTAACTCGTGGTGTACCAAGAATTGAAGAAATTTTATCATTATCTAGTGATATCAAAAATCCTTCGTTAAGTGTTTATCTTAAACCAGAAGATGAAAGACATAAAGAAAAGGCACATACTATTATGTATATGCTTGAACATACTAGATTAGAAGAAATAGTTAAGTCTACTGAAATTTGCTTTGATCCAGATGATTTGAATTCATTAATTGCGGAAGATAAGGACTGTATTGAGCAATATAAAGCTTTTGAAAGTTTAGTGGATGAATGCAATGAAATTAATCTTGAATCAGGCGAAACTGAGAAATCAAAATGGATTGTAAGAATGATTATGGATCCTGAAATTATGCTTGAGAAAAATATTACGATGGATGATGTAAATTTTACATTAAAGAGTTGCTATGAAGATCAAATTAATTGCATCTATTCTGATTTTAATTCAGATAAATTAGTATTCAGAATTAGAATGAATGATATATTGAAGGCAGGAAATAATAGAGGTGGACAAAAGAAAACAAAGGTAAATCCTCTTGATCAATCTGATCAAA